CGCCGTTGAGGGCAACGTAGAGCAGTGGACGGAAGCCAACGTTAAGAATGCTAGCGTCCTGATTTGGCAGGACGTTGACGAGGCAGGCAACCCCATTGCGCCGCCGCAGCGGATTGCGCCGCCCCCGGCTGCGTCTGGCCACATCGAGGGCATGCAGGTAGCGCAGCAAGAGATGATGTTGGTGTCGGGCCAGTATCAGGCGATCATGGGTGCGCCGAGCAACGAAACCAGCGGCCGGGCCATCAACGCGCGCCAGCGGCAGGGCGACAACGCGACGTATCACTTCATCGACCATCAGGCCGTGATGATTCGGTTCCTTGGTCGGATCGTGCTTGACCTGGTGCCGAAGGTTTACGACACGCCCCGCGTGTTGCAGGCGATGGGCCGCGATGACAAGCGGTTTAAGGTGCAAGTGGACCCGAACGCGCCGCAGCCGGCGGTTATGCACGCGGATCCGGCGGAACAAGATTTTGACGCCGAAACGGTGGCGGCGGTTCTAAATCCGTCTGTCGGCAAATATGACGTCATCAGCGACGTTGGCCCGTCCTACGCGACGCAACGGCAGGAATCGTTCAACGCGTTCAGTGAGATTCTCCGCCAGCAGCAAGGCGCCTGGCAGGTGGTTGGCGACCTTTGGGCGGAAAGCGCGGACTTCCCCGGCAGCGAGAAACTTGCCGAGCGGTTGCGAAAGATGCTGCCGCCTGCGGTCAAGGGCGGCCCGTCTCCGGCGGAACAGCAGATGCAGCAGCAGTTGCAGGCCATCTCGCAGACGGCCAACCAAGCCGTTGAGCAGTTGCAGGCGCAGAACGCGGAACTTGAGGCGAAGCTGGCGGATCAGGCGGCCGATATCGAGCGGAAGAACTACGAAGCCGAGACGAACCGGCTTCGTGCCATCGGTGGGATTGATCCTGACGCCATGAAGCCGGTTATTCGCGAGATGGTATCGCAGATGATTGGCGAGGCGATTATGCCGCTCATGGCGCAGCACGCGGCGGCGGATCGGGCGATGTTGCCGCAGCCGGCGCCGATGATGGCCGAAGGGATGCCAAATGGCTAGCGCACCACCCGGCTTCTACGACTACCGCTCCAGAGCGGGCCGCCAATACCCGGTATGGATGAACAGCGGCACCGCGCCAACGCGCGCGCCCCGCATGCAGGCGGCGCCGGAATATGAAAACCTCCCGGCGGTTGTGGCGCAGCCTCCCGCCACGCCGAACCTGTTGGCGCCGCAGCCTACGGGGATGGCGCAGGGCTTTGCGCAGCCCGAAGGCGGCGGCGGTGGGTATGGGGCGCCTGCCCAAAGCAACACGACGTTCGGACAGTTCATGTCGGCTCTTGGCTTCAGCGGCTTTGACGGGCCGCAGATGAGCACCGCAGGCCAGATGCCGGGCGATGTAACGGGCACAGGCTTTGCCCAGCAGCAGGCCGATATTGCTGCTCAGATGGGCGCCACGTCCGGTTCTGCGCCGCTTGGCGCGGTATCGTCGGAACAGTTGGGCGATCTTGGCGCGCAGGACGGCGGCGGGCCGGAAACGAACGCTGTCGGTGGCGATATCGGCGGCGGTCCGCAAGGCGATTTCGGCGGCCAGATGGCCGGCCTTGCTGGCATGTATCGCGGCGGGATCGTGACGGCCAACCGGCTGCAAGGGCCAGACCCGCGCGGCCCCGATGACGGTTACGTGGCCATGGACAAGGGCGAAGGCGTCCTGACCGCCAAGGCCGTTCAGCATTACGGGCCGGGCATCGTCGCACGGCTTAACAAGTTGGCGGTGCCGAAAGCCGCTTTCGCCAAGCGTTGACGATCACCAATCGCGTTTTGTGAGAGACAACGCGGTTTGTGTTGCGTGCGTGAGAGACTAAACCCAACCGGAGGGCATCCGGGCGACTGGCCGCGCTGTGAAGCGCCGCAACCATCATGGACCCCATGAGCGAAACACTGGAAAGCGCCACGCAGGGCGCGCCGAATACCGGCGAATCTGTGCCTCAGCCCGCCAACGATACGGCTCCAGACACCGGGCAGGAGCAACAGGCAGACACCGCAGAACAGGCCGAAACGCCAGAGGAACCGAAGCGCAAGCCGTGGTTCCAGCAGCGTATCGACGAACTGACGCGGGAGAAGCATGAAGCACGGCGACAAGCGGAACATCTTGCCGGCTATCTGCGCACCATTCAGCAGGGCCAGCAGTATCCGCAGCAGCAGGACGCACCGCAAATCCCCGCCGGCTACGTGCCAGCGTCGGAAGTGCAGCGCATCGCGGCGCAGCAAGTAGAGGCAGACCGCTTCAACGCGGCTTGCAATGAGATCGCGGACCACGGCGAAAGCCGGTTCCCCGATTTTCAAGAGGCTGTGTCTAACTTCCAGATGTTGGGCGGCCCTTCGCCCGCGCTTCTGGAAGCCGTGACTGCGCTAGGCAAAGAGGACGGCGCCCGAGTTTATTACGAACTTGGGAAGAACCCGGACGAAGCCTCGCGCCTTGCTCGTTTGTCGCCTGCCCGGATGGCCGTGGAAGTCGCGCGGATGGCTGCAAAGCCTGCGACGGCTCCCAGGGCAATTAGCCGTGTCGCCCCGCCGATCAGCCCCATCAGCGCCGCGCGCGCCGAAGTGGGGGGCGAACCTGACGCCAGCAAGAACCCCGAAGCCTGGACGAAATGGTTCAACGATCAGCGGCGAACCCGGCGCTGAGGCGCGCGCCCGCGTAGCCGTATCCCCTTCAAAGGCGGCCCTAGGCAAGCCGCCCCCGCCCCGTCGTGAAGACGGCGCATTCACGAAAGTGAGCCTCCTATGGCCAATACTTTGCTTAACGTCGACAAGATCACCAACGCGGCGTTGGCGATTCTGCACCAGAAGTTGAACTTCGTCGGTTCGATCAATCGCACTTACGACAGTTCTTTCGCTGTCGAGGGCGCGAAGATCGGTAGCACCCTGCGCATCCGGTTGCCCAACAAGTTCACCACCACCACCGGCCAGGCGCTCAACCTTCAGGACGTGCAGGAAACCAACACGACCCTGACCGTTGCCACCCAGCGCGGCGTGCATACCGTGTTCAACTCGCAGCAGCTTGCGCTGAATATCTTCGACTTCTCGCAGCAGGTGCTTGAACCCGCGATGGCGCAGCTTGCCGCCTCCATCGAAGCGGATTCGATGTCGATGCTCACCAGCGTGTACAACACCGTCAACGGCTCCGGCAGCGCGCAAACCCTGCGCAACGTTCTGGGTGGCCGCAAGATTCTGCGCGACAACCTGGCACCAGCCGCAGAGACCTACATGGCCCGCATCGACACTCAGTCGAATGTGGATCTTGTGGACTCGCTCAAGGGCCTGTTCCAGTCCTCGCAACAGATCAAGCGCCAGTATGAGGAAGGCGTGATGGGTATGACCGGCGGCTTCGAGTTTGCCGAGAATACCCTGTTGCCGTCCTTCACCTTCGGGGCGCGCAATGCCGCGTATCTGACGAACGCGGCGGTTGCTCAGACTGGTTCCAGCCTGATCGTGGATACTGGCGCGAACGCAGCGGCGGCGGGTGATGTGTTCACCATCGCTGGCGTGTTCCGCGTGCATCCGGAAACGAAGGTGTCCACCGGCATCCTTCAGCAGTTTGTCGTGACTGCGGCGTATGCGGGCGGCGCCGGCACTATCTCGATTGCGCCGGCGATCACGGCTACTGGCCCCTACCAGAACGTGAGCAACGGCGCTGCGGACAATCAGGCGATTACGTTCGTCGGCACTGCGTCTGCTACCACGCAGCAGAGCGTGGTCTACCACAAGGACGCCTTCGCGTTCGCGACTGCCGACCTGCCGCTGCCCGATGGCGTCCACTTTGCCGGCCGGAAGGTGCAGGAGGGTATCTCGATGCGTGTCGTCCGCGCCTACGACATCAACAACGATCAGTTCCCGTGTCGTATCGAGGTGCTTTACGGCTATCGGGCCATCCGGCCTGAGATCGCCTGCCGCATCCTGTCGAACTGATCCGACGCCATGACCCCCGCTGAGACTGCGGTTGAAGCAAAACGTCGCTCCAATCGTGAGACTCAGCGGGCTTGGCGCGCCGCAAACCGCGAGAAAGCGCTAGCTACAAAGCGCGCTTGGAACGCCAAAAACATTGAGAAACGGCGAGAAGAAGATCGGTTGCGTCGTGCCGACCCCGAAATTGCGGCGAAAATGGCCGCAAACCGCCGAAAGCACGAAAGCAGCGCGCACGGAAAGGCCGCCAAGCGAGCGCGGGTGGCGCAATACTATAAGGCTCACCCTGAAAAGCTGCGAGCCTACAATCTAGCCAATCGGAAACGGAACCCCGGCACGCATCTTGCCTGCATTAAGGCGCGTAAATTGCGCCAAAAGCGGGCGGTCCCAGCTTGGGCTGACATGAAAGCAATCCGGCAAGTTTACGCCGACGCTACCCGGATCACGGTTTCCAGTGGGAAACTACATCATGTGGACCACATCATCCCGCTTACTGGCAAAACCGTTTGCGGCTTGCACGTAGCAACTAATTTGCGCGTGATTGAGGCATCGGAAAACATGCGCAAGCACAACGCGTTTATTGAGGAGTTGGTGTCATAACTCCTGTGCGATTGATCACGCTGATTCTGCGCGATGCCGGGGTTAACGGCGTTGGCCAGACACCGCGCGCCGAAGACCTGAACGACGTTCTCGACACGTTGAACATGATGCTGGACGAATGGGCCACAAAGCGGTGGCTTGTCTATCATCTCGTTGACGTGTCGGTTCCGGTCACAGGCGCGCAATTCTACACTGTCGGGCCGGGTGGAGATATCGACACCACGCGGCCCGATCAAGTGCAAGCCGCGTTCTTCCGTTCGACCATTTCGACGCCCAACGTTGACTATGTGTTGGGCGATATCGGATCGCGGGAGGATTACAACCGGATTGCCCTGAAGTCTCAGGGCGCTTGGCCGTCGTGGTATTGGTATGACGCCGCGTATCCGCTGGGCAACTTCTATCCGTGGCCTTTGCCGCAGTCAGGCATTGGCGAACTGCATCTGACCCTCAAGCAGCCTTTCGCACACTTCCCCGACCTCACGACCGACATTGCCTTTCCGCCGGCATACATCAACGCGATGCGCTGGAATGGCGCGGTGCGGGTGCGTCCGATGTATGGCCTAGGCGAAAGCGCCGCTATCGCCCGGCTTGCTGCGGCATCGCTGGGGGCGGTGCGGGGGCCGAACATTCAGGTTCCGATGGCGCGGATGCCGATGGGCATCCCGACGCCGGGGCGTCGATACAATGTGTATAGCGACAATTTTCGTTGATGAAAGAATAGGTTGATGATACAACTTATTCATGAAACCAAAGAACGACCTTACGGGACAGCGTTTTGGCTTTTGGACCGCGCAAGCGGTTGGAGAGCGCAGAATGTTCAAGAATTGCCGGCAAACAAGATGGAATTGCCGGTGCGACTGCGGCACCGTGCGAGATGTGGCGTATTCGTCGCTTGTGAATGGGAAGTCGGTTTCGTGTGGCTGTACCAAATCAACACGGATCAGCCAACTTCGCACAAAACATGGAATGGCACGCACCCCACAATATGTGGTTTGGCATGGTATGCGGCAAAGATGCAGCAACCCGAAACACAAAGGGTATTCTCTTTACGGTGGGCGCGGCATCGTCGTTTGCGACAGATGGCAAGATTTCTCTGCGTTCTGGCAGGATATGGGGCCATCGTTTGTGCCCGGCTTGACGTTGGACCGCATCGACGGGAACGGCAATTACGAACCGGGGAATTGTCGATGGGCAACCTACAGCGAGCAGGCGTTCAACCGTCGCCCGCGTGGGCGTTTGCCTAAATGCGCGTCGCCCTAAAAACCGGCGCTTACGTTGCTCGCAGCGTCATCGCGTCGTGCCAGCGGTCGGTTAACCTCTACGCCGAGCAGAACCCCGACGACGCGCCCGTGCCGTTCACCTACTACCCCACGCCGGGCTTGCGGGCGCTGTCGTCGCCACCTACGGCGGGGCAGGGCAGGGGGCTCTACAGGGCCAGCAACGGCGCGCTGTATGCCGTCGTTGGCCGCACGCTCTACACCGTCAACAGCGCATGGGAATGGACCTCCGTAGGCACGATGACGGGTGACTTTACGGTGCCTGTGGGCATGGCCGATAATCAGACGACGCTCTTTGTCGTTGGTGGCGAAGGCAGCGGCTACACGGTGCAACTGGCGACAAACGCTTTCGCGGCGGTGGCTGACCCGTCGTTCTACGGCTCGCCCCGCGTGGATTTTGTGGACACCTATTTTGTGTTCTCCAAGCCCAACACGGGCCAATTCTACGTTGGGGATAGCAACGCGACGACCTTTGACCCGCTCTGGTTCGCCACTAAGATTGGCGCGTCGGATTTGCTGTCAACGGCGGCTGTCGTGCATCGGGAAATCTGGTTGTTGGGCGAGCGGACCTCGGAAGTCTGGATCAACAGCGCCGCGGCCAACTTCCCGTATGAGATCATGAACGGCGTGTTTATCCAGCACGGGTGCGCGGCGAAATACAGCGTGGCGCAGATGGGCGATGCGCTGTTCTGGGTGTCTGAGGATCAGCAAGGCGGGCGAGTCATCGTGACCGGCCAAGGCTACCAGTCCAAGAGGGTATCAACTCACGCCATCGAAACGGCGCTGGCGGGATACTCAACCGTTGCGGATGCGATTGGCTTTACCTACCAGCAGGAGGGCCACCAGTTCTACCAAGTGACGTTTCCCACGGCCGACAAGACGTGGTGTCTCGATATCGTCTCCGGCCAGTGGCACGAGCGCATGTGGCTTGACGGAGACGGGCGAGAACATCGGCACCGGGCGATTGCCCATGCCTACGCTTACAACGAAACCGTGGTGCAGGATTGGCAGACGGGTCAACTGTATGCGTATGACCTGAACCTCTACACCGACAACGGCGCGCCGATCCTGCGCCGCCGGGGCTTCCCGCACATGGGCCATGAAGGCGGGCGCGTGTTCTACAAGCAGTTCTTGGTTGATATGGAAGTTGGGCGCGACGTGGGCTCAACCGTTGCGGTGCCAAGCGGCCCGGCGATTGGTCCCGATGTGGTGGCGGATACGGCGCTGGGGCCTGACGTAATCCCGGTGTTCCTCGGCGCGGATGACGGGTTGTCCTACGTGGCGCCGTCCAAGCTGTATCTGCGGTATTCCGACACGCGCGGGCAAACGTGGTCCAACCCGATTGAAGACGACTTTGGCGCAACCGGCGAGTTCTACAAGTCCATCCACTATCAGCGGCTTGGGATGGCGCGGGATCGCGTGTTTGAGGTGTTCTGGTCGGCGCCGGTTCGCACGGCGTTGAACGGGGCTTTTGTAATGGCGGAGGCGGAGCAGTGAGCGGCGTAGGGCAAGGCGTCCCGCAACGCATGACCGCGTTCGTGGACCC